GATAGTTCATCAGCCAGGAATAAATCGCCGTGAGCATCGTATCCAAACTCCAATTTAAAATCTACAAGGTCAATACCCATAAGGGTGAATAAGGATTGCAACTGATAGTTAACATCCAATGCTACTGCCTTCATAGGTGCAGGGTCAATTCCCATTAACCTTACCCTATCATAGGTGAGTAAAGGGTCATCCCTTTCATCATCTTTAAGGAAGTACTCCACTATAGGTGGTTGGATGAGGCATCCTTCATTGATGTTAGTATTCTTAACGAGACTACCAGCAGCAATGTTTCTTACTATAACCTCTACTGGTATAATTGTCAACTTCCTACACAACATTGAGTCGAGACCCTCAGTCCCTAGGTAGTGAGTCTTAATATTATTCTTCTCCATCAACTCAAAGAGTAATGCAGATATCAAACAACATATCTTACCCTTCTCTTCAGGAAACTCTACGAGTCTACCATTACCTGCTGTTACTTTGTCATGATACTTGATGATTACTCTCTGTGCATCACCATCTACATCATAGACACTCTTTACTTTTCCTTCGTGTACTAAATTCATAACGCATTGATTACTAATGGTAACAGTTGATGTTCTGCTTGTTGTATTGCTCTGGTCAATGAATCAACGTCATCTCCAGGCAAGATAGGTACTTGCTGCTGTCTAATAATAGCACCAGAGTCCAACTCTTCTGTCACAAAATGCACTGTGCAACCAGTAACATCATCACCTGATTCGAGTGCTTGTTCTACAGCATGTAACCCCTTATACTTAGGCAGTAGAGATGGATGTAAATTTATTATCCTACCAGGAAATGCATCAACAAATTTCTTTGATACTATCCTCATCCATCCTGCCATGACTATCATATCTACATCATAAGCATCAAATAATGCAATGATTTCATCCTCATCTTTACTATAGCAAGCAGAGATCCCTAATCGGTCTGCTCTCTTCTTTGCTTTTGCCTTCTTCTTATTATATACCATCAACACAATATCATGCTTAGGGCATGAGTGGACAATGTTTTCAAAGTTGCTTCCGTTTCCAGAGCACATCACACCAAGTCTCATTAAAAAAGGGGACGTAAGTCCCCTTAGTATATTATGTTTTGGTTTCTATGTCAACCGATTGCAGGAGCAACAAGAGCAACCTCTGTAACCTCAGCAGCAGCGAGGTCTAGTGGGAAGTTGTGTGCATTTCTTTCATGCATAACTTCCATACCAAGGTTAGCACGGTTAAGTACGTCTGCCCAAGTAGGAACAATTCTACCACCACTATCTACGATAGACTGGTTGAAGTTAAATCCATTGAGGTTGAATGCCATTGTGGATATACCCATAGAGGTTAACCACACACAAACAACTGGGAAGATTGCTAGGAAGAAGTGAAGACTTCGACTGTTGTTAAACGATGCATACTGGAAGATTAAACGTCCGAAGTATCCATGAGCAGCAACGATGTTGTAGGTCTCTTCTTCTTGACCAAACTTGTAACCATAGTTTTGAGACTCATTCTCTGTAGTCTCTCGGATAAGTGAAGATGTAACCAATGAGCCGTGCATAGCACTAAACAGGGCACCACCAAACATACCCGCCACACCTGCCATGTGGAATGGATGCATGAGGATATTATGTTCCGCCTGGAAGACAAACATAAAGTTGAACGTGCCTGAAATACCCAAAGGCATACCGTCACTGAATGATCCTTGTCCGAAAGGATAGACGAGGAATACAGCAAAAGCGGCTGATACTGGTGCGGAGTAAGCAACACAGATCCAAGGTCTCATTCCTAAACGATAAGATAATTCCCACTGTCTACCCATGTAGGCAGAGATTCCAATAAGGAAGTGGAAGATTACCAACTGATATGGACCTCCGTTATACAACCATTCATCAATGGTGGCTGCTTCCCAGATGGGATAGAAGTGCATACCGATAGCGTTGCTTGAAGGGACAACAGCACCAGAGATGATGTTGTTTCCATACATTAAAGAACCAGCAACAGGTTCTCTGATTCCGTCGATATCGACAGGAGGAGCAGCAATGAATGCTACGATGAAACAAGTAGCCGCAGCTAGAAGACATGGAATCATTAAGACTCCAAACCATCCAACGTATAAGCGATTGTTAGTGGAAGTAACCCACTCACAAAACTCGCTCCAATTCGTAAGCAGACCTTGCTCTCTACGTTGTAGAGTAGTCATTGAATTAAGAGTGCGTTTTTACTTGTATGATAAGACTAATCCCTTTCAGGAATCCCCTTGGTCTTGGTTTGGGGTAGGTAGTAATGTCCGAAGACACCAATATTATATATGCAACTATGAAGTTTTGTCAACAAAGCAGCCAGGTTGTGAATTGTCCTTAATTACTTGTATCATCTCAATTCTTACCTCGTCACCCATAACTCTGCGTTGAATTTTCTTAATAATTTCTTCAGCATCTTCGCAAGCTAGAAGTTCGTATGCTATTAATTCTATCATAGGAATACTGCCAATGAATCTCTAGTCTGGTTCATGTATGTCCCTTCTTCTACAAATAGATTATGGAACAAGTCTGCTTCATACATGACCAACCTATTATATTTACCTTCAATAAAATTGTACATTAAAAAATCAGAGTTGTCAACCACAGGAATGTATGGGACAAACTCTTCTGGATCCTGGGTAGTCACAGCTTCAAATGAATCATAACGATACTTTGCCTTAAAGATAGGACGATATTCTAAACCAGACCTCTTATGCTTATAGAAAGCAGTGCCTGATTTTCCTTCTATCTCTTTCGTTAAGTAAATGTTTGCTGCAAGACTGCTATCAACGTCAACGTGAGGATAAGTACACCTTCTGCGTTGCGTATGATGCCCATCGAATCGATTAACATTGAATCGAAGTTGCCTTTCATCTATACCGTAATGCTGTTTAGCTAAACTTAAAAGTAAGGACTCCAACTGAGGAAAATCATAGTTAATCCTCAGTTGATATCCTGGAAACCCATCCTGAGCTAGAGGAATAGGTAGTTTACAGATGAAGTCATGAAATTCATCTGGGTTTTGAAGTATGTCGTCAACAATAATGATTCTATTGTTTGACTTACCAATATGTTCTACAAAAATGTTTACTTCTGGATTAACCAGCAAGGACAAATTGTGCTCCGTCAAAGATAACATATGCACTGACCATTATAAAGAATAGTATTTGATACATTTTATGTAGTAGGTACTGGGACAGGGACTGGTTGGGAAATGCGAATTCCTTTACCACCGTTATCATCATCGTCGTCATTGTTAAATGCACGAAGTAATAACTCTATTAAAACTAGAGCAGCCATTGGGTAGAAGACCCAAAGGATTGCTACTAGAGGTGAGATCTCGTTTGTATTTTGTATTAATTCCACGTGGAACTACTCTCTGCTTAAGCGAAGTATTTAAAATATGTGTAACCGACAACGATACCCCAGAAGGCTACCATTGCAAAGCGACCATTGGCACGTTGCCATATGTCGAAGTTAGAGGTAGTATCCATTTTAGAATACTCCTGGAATGATCTGGCCTGTGAAAGCATAGCTTCCTAATGCACTTATGATGCCAATCATTGCCCAACGTCCGTTGGCTAGTTCTGCTCTTTCGTTCATTTGTTTTCTCCTTTCGTTAGATTATAGGGTTAGAAAGTCACCTCTTGAGGTGGGTGTAAGAGACCTTTTCGCTTAAAAGAATGGGGGTAATACCCATCCGAAAAGGATGTAGTTGTGGACAGCTGCAAAGAATCCAATCATCGCTAGGCGACCATTGAGTAGCTCTGCATTCTTCCAGTAGTCTACGTCAAGCACTTCTACTTGAGGCTCATGAGCAAACATATTTTGTCTGCCACCTTCCTCAGTAGTAACGTACCGACGAGTACTTGCTGTTGATGAAGTCATGTTTACTTTTGTTAAGTAACGTAACAGTATTATATAGGAAAGATTAAGGTTTGTAAACCCCTTTTTTAGGTATAAATGACTAAATCTTAAGATTTCAAATCTAGCACGACGTTACCTGATACTGAAATTCTCTGTCCCTCACTCTCTTTAGGGTAAACAGTGTGGATTAACCCACTTGGGAAGATCAGCATGTGTTTTTCTGACTCTTTATTGATTTCTATCTTGGATCCGTGATTATCTTTAATGAAATAGAAGGGAGCATCGTTATCATCCACCTTAATATACGCAGCAAATGAATAGAATGCGTGCTCATGCATGTGTGGAAAATGCTGGTCACCTTTCTCCATGACGTTGACCCACATCCTCGCTATCTGTAACATATCTGTTTCACTATTGTATATCCCATACCTCTCTTTATGTAACTCAAATGTGCTATCAATGACACCCTGTAACCATGTCTGAAACAACACTGGTATAGGCATACCATACTCTTGTCTTATTGAAGCATACTGAGGGTCTTCTAGGGGTTCCTTATCTCTTATACCTGCATAAGCAGCATCACTTAATACCTCAAATGGCTCATCAGGTATCTTTACAACTAAAATTTCTGTGTTAGGTAGGAATTGCATAGTATAAAGGGGAGCATAAGCTCCCCTGAGTTATAGACATCTGTCATTCGTTGACAGCCATCTAGTTTAGAGTCTATTGACGAAGACTATAGGACTATCTTAGCATCATCCTCAGAGTCAGGTATTGTCGTTGTGCCACCTGTTGTAGTGAACGACAATACATCCTCACCAGCAGGAGCACCAAAGGTTACAGGTTGTGCTGCATCATATGCTAAGTTATTGATGTCAAAATTAATATGATCTGTGCCAGTAGGAAAAGTTATATTATAGTCTGGATTATAAGTCCCATCTGGGAACTGTACATCCTCATGCTCCTCATGCTCAGGTAACTCTTCCTTTATCTTTTTAATGCCCTGATAATATACAAACAATAGATTCAGTGTACCGTCTTCTAATGCGTCAGTCTTATGTGCTTCATCGAATGCTTCTCTAGCAGCCTTATATGCTGCATCTAACTTCCCATGTAAACTGCAAGTCATGCTTTCTTATCGTAGATGTTGTTAGTATATATGGTCAACAACATCCTGTCAAGTCATTGTGCCAGTTTTGAAATAGTCTTTCTTCATATATCTTCCGAGAATATTGCTGTTGTAATATGCTGATTCACCACTCTCGTTACACTCTTCAAGTACATTATTAATGAACAACTGTCTGGTCTCTTCGTAGTTTACTTTACCTTGGGTTCTGTAGAGTCCGAGGATTTCTCTTTTGAAACAGTTAGACCCCAGAAGTTTCCTGTCTTCTGTAAGTTCTTTAGAACTTCCGTAGTATGTTTTCCAGTTACTTTCACTCGTCCGTTTGCGTCCGCCACCTCTAGGCTTTCGTTTCTGCCAGAAGTACTTCCTCCCGATGTACTGTTTGCCAGACTGTAAATTTGTAATCCTGTAGACAAAACCGAAGAAGTCGTCAATGTCATCAGTAGTAAAAGTTGAACCTTTATAGGTCCAGGGGTTTTCGTAACCTCCCTCCAAAGTTTTTTCATCAATCGCATTCTCCATCTTCATCGTTGATTTCAGTGTAGGATTTAATCCCATCACCTCTATCTATACGATAAGCAGCAGTGTCAGAATAAACTTCTGATTTTATTTCTGCGATTGCTCTTTCGAGGTCGTTTATTAGAACTTTTAGATTTCTTTTTTGCATATATTATTCCCAGTATTCATCTAGTCTTTCTAATACATTGGTTAGTATTCTCTGAGCAGCACCACGCTGCTCATCGTTCCATTCAGGGTACCAATGACCCTCATAAAGACCTGTCTTCATCTTCATGATATAGGCAGTCATTGCTACCTTGTTCAGTCGTCCATTCACGACAGAGTTTCCTGAAGAGACTGCCAGTCTTTATTGAACTTCTCCAAACCTACCGTAGTAAGTTGGTGATCATATAACTGCTGAAAAATGTCCCAAGGCAGAGTAACAATATCAGCTCCCACTCTAAAGCAAGCGGGTACTTGGCGAGCTTCCCTAATGGAAGCAGCAAGGACTTGAGTTTTGATTTCATGCGTAGCGTAGACATCTGCTATCTCCTCCACTAATTGTATGCCATCCCAATATTGATCATACAGTCTACCAACAAAGGGTGAAACATAAGTTGCACCAGCCTTTGCTGCTAAGATTGCCTGACCTGCACTGAATACCAACGTGACATTGACTGGTATTTCATCAGCAGATAATTCTTTACATGCCTTAAGACCTTCTCTGGTCATAGGCACCTTGATTGTAATATTTGATCCCAACTCCAGATATTCCTGTGCTTCTTCTATCATACCATCAGCATTATCTGCGATCACTTCTGCTGATATGGATGCATCCCAAGGAAATATTTCAGAAATTTGTTGGATGACCTCTTTAGGATCTTGACCAGCCTTCTTCATTAACGACGGGTTGGTTGTTATACCATCAATAAGACCCGTAGAGTATCCTTGAGCGATGAGCTCAGTATCAGAGCAGTCGAGAAATATTTTCATCTCCTCCTCCATTAAGATTATTCACTATTTATTATATAAAAAAAGAGAGGGTATGTCAAGACATCCCTCTCTAGGTCTGGTTAGTCACGGTTCCTTAACTTAACTATGCACTCGCTAGAAGTGCTGTTTTTACTCCTCTATAAACTCCAGAGACTTCAACAGTCTTTGAAGATTGTGGACTGACACTGTACTGCACACCACGATAGGTGCGAGTTGCAGATCCCTGACTAGAATTACGACTAGATGTGTCGTACTCCTTTCCTCTGTAAACTAATTTCATGGTCTTACTCCTAAAGTAATTGGATTTTGAGGCCCGTTCCTTTAGTCGTTTGCGTCCCCGAAGGGATGAACGATTCCGTTCCGCGACTTACTTGCGACCTGAATGTATCAGGTTGAACGTAATGGTAGCAATTGCTACCTACTTTCTATTTATAGCACAAAATATCTTGAAAAGCAAGCATAGATTTACAAAACTTAGTGAAGCAAATCAAAAGACATCATAAAAATATCCCCATTTGTGAGGATTACCTGATAATATAGTATGTAACTAATCCAATCAATCCAATGTCAGGTGACAATTATCACGGTGAACAACCGACAAAGTTTTACTCAGAAGAAATGACTGAGGCAAAGCGTATTCTTATTAATACTAGCTACGTGTATGAGATAGAATCCTTACTTATCAATGCACGTTATAAAACAGGTAGTCCTCTACAAGATTAATAGGAAGGCTCATCTAAATGAGCAGACTGGCGTTGTTGCCAAAGTCTTCTTTCCATTTCCCACACTTCTGTAGCATCATAAGGTAATGAATCTTGCCCTGCATTTTCCATTACCTTTTCCCAATTACCGTCAACATCCTCAAAGAGAGAATCCTGCGAACGTGTTTTCTGTGACATCTTGTTTGATTCCTCCGACGACATAAGATTCAATCTCCGTTTCTTGTGGTGCGTTTTGTTGTCCCTTAGAATTTAACCAGTGCTCTGTCCAAGGAAGAGGGTTATTTCTGAGGGGTTGATCGTATATAGGTTCCAATCCAATTGCTTTCATTCTTCTGTTAGCAATCCACTCTACGTACTGGAAGAGTAACCTATCGTTAAGACCAATCATACTACCATGTTTGAATAGATAATCAGCCCATGCCTTCTCTTCATCTACACATTTTTTAAACATTTGTGTAACAAATTCCTTCTCTTCCTTAGCAATCTTCACCATCTCTGGGTCATCCTTACCATCTGCCCAGTTTTTTAGTATATTCTGAGTGAGCACAAGGTGTTGTGACTCATCTCGTGCAATTAAACTTAAGATTTTTGCACTTCCTTCCATCAATTTATTCTCTCCGAAAGCAAAAGAGCAAGCAAACGACACGTAGAATCTAATACCCTCAAGGATATTAACGTTAGCAACTGCTCTATAAAGACTTCGCTTTAGGTCTCTTCTTGTCCACTCTGCATTGATATGATCCTTCCAATCGTCTTTCCAATTATTACTAGCACCCCAATCTTGTGCTTGATTTAAAAACTCATCATATGATTTAGTAACTGACTCTGCTCTTACTAAGATATTTTCATCCTCAAGTATAGTATCAAATACATCTGAAGGATTTGAATAAACATTCTTTATTATATGTGTATAGGATCTGGAGTGTATCATCTCCATGAATTGCCATACCTGCATACATGCTTCTAACTCTGGTAATGAGCAGTAAGGAATGAATGCCATACCTGGTGCTCTACCTTGCACAGAGTCTAACATTATCTGATACTTTAAATTAGAAGTAAAGATATGCTTCTGCTGTTCATTCAATGTTGCATAGTCAGCACGGTCTTTCTGAAGTGATACCTCTTCGGGTCTCCAGAAATAACCTAACTGTTGTTGTGTCAACCTATCAAAAGTAGGATACCTATATGAGTCGTAACGCTGCACACCTAGTGGTGCTCCAAAAAACATGTATTGTTTTGTAGTATCAATGGGGTTTGAGTTGAAGACTGTCATAGCCTCAACTTCCCTAGACGGTGCAACTGTCACAGGCTTCCTCCTCAGTAGTTAGTATATTATTAATCAAAGCATCTACGTTAGTAGTCTGCTCATCATGCCATCCAATAGGATGACTTGGTTCATCAAGATCCTTCTTAGCATCATAGGTATTCTGATAATAGGAAGTCTTCCAACCATACTTGTAAGTATTTAAAAGATCCTGTGCCATGACTGATACAGGTACCTCAGAGTCAGGATAATTCTCTGGATTGTACGACCAGTTACCACTGATTGCTTGGTCAAAGAATTTCTGCATGACTGCTGCCACTTTTATATACCCTTCGTTATCCTTCATATCCCACAGTAAAGTATAGTTATTCTTTAGAGTGGTATAGGAGGGAACAATTTGTTTAAGAGGCCCTTTCTTTGATTTCTTAACGGACAGGTAGTCGCGAGGCGGCTCGATTCCATTGGTAGCGTTTGACACAACGGAGCTGCTCTCCGAAGGCATTTGTGCGGACAATGTTGAGTGCCTAAGACCATGCTGTTGTATGTGCTCCCGTAATACATCCCAATCGCATAATAGGTCATTTGATACTATTTCATCTACCTCTTGCTTATATGTATCAATCGGTAGTATGCCATCTGCATACTTTGTTTTACCAAAGTAGCCACATGGTCCTTTCTCCATCGCCAACCTGTTAGATGTAGTCAGCAATGCATACTGAAATCTCTCTGTTAATTCATGTACTAACTTCCATGCTTTAGGATCGTCATATTTAACACCATTCTTAGCCAAGTAATGTGCTAGACCTATGTAACCTATACCAAGTGACCTACGATTAAGTGTAGATTTCTTAGCAGCCTCTACAGGATAGGTCTGATAATCTATCAGTGCATCCAATCCTCTTACTGCTAACTCACACAACTCATCTAACTCACTTAAGTTATTAATCTTACCTACATTGACAGCAGATAGAATACACAATGCTATCTCACCATCACCATCGATGTGTTGTATAGGGTCAGTAGGTAGAGTAATCTCTTGGCATAGGTTACTCATGTTAACCTTATCCTTAAAGGATGAGTGACTATTACAATGGTCAATATTCATTATGTAAATACGACCTGTCTCTGCTCTCTCCTTAAGAATGTCTAGGATTAATTCTTGTGCATTAATAGTTTTTCTCGGAATATCTGCTTGCCCCTCGGCTCGTATGTAGAGTCCGTCGAACTCGTCAGTACCAAAAGCGTCATAGAGACCAGGAACATCGTGAGGAGAAAATAAACTGATGTCCTCATTCCTAATGAATCTTTCATAAAATAATTTAGAGATTTGTATGCTGTAATCTAACTTTCTTACTCTGTTATCTTCGGTTCCTTTGTTGTTTTTGAGGACGATGATGTCTTCGATTTCCTGATGCCAGATAGGAAAGTGGACAGTAGCTGATCCTCCTCTGATACCGTTTTGCGTACAGCATCTGACAGTTGACTCAAGTTTTTTAAGGAAGGGGACAACACCTGTGTGCTGAACTTCTCCACCCCTGATTTTAGAATTGATTCCCCTGATTCTACCTGCGTTAATACCGATACCAGCCCTCTGTGCGACATATTTGCCAATAGCCATATCACTGCTAAAGATACTATCGAGGGTGTCATCAAGATCAACCAAAACACAAGATGCAAATTGACGAATGGGTGTTCTGACACCCGCCATGATTGGTGTTGGGATGTTGATTCGGTGTTTGGAGATTGCGTCATAATACTTCTTAACGTATTCAAGTCTGTAAAATTTATCATCGTCTTGGAACAAGGTCGCTGCTACCATAAGGTACATATACTGGGGTGTCTCATACACCTCTCCAGTGCTACGATCTTGTACAAGATATTTATCTGCTACCTGACGAATGCCAGCATAGGTAAACAGATAGTCACGATCATGGTCAATGAAACCATTAAGTTTCTCCCAATCTTCATCGGAATACCGATCAAGAATGCCAGCATCATACACACCCTTATCAATACACTTCTTAACATGATCAATAAGAACAGGACGTTCGTCTGGGTGTCCACCATAGACTGCTTTCCTCAAACTGAATAGAAGCAATCTAGCAGCAACAAATTGATAGTTAGGATTGTCCAAAGAGATCAGATCATTAGCAGATCTGATTAGAATCTCTTGGATATCTTCTGTCCGAATACCATCAAACAATTGAAGGTTAGCATTCATCTCAACCTGTGACTCAGACACCCCTGCAAGACCCCTGCAAGCGTGCTCAACCATAGCATGAATCTTATCGAGGTTAAGAAGAGTAGTATCACCACACCTCTTAACAACTTTAATATCCTTACCGTTTGTCATACCTTTTTCCACTCTGTAAATTTTACTTTAGCCTCTAGACCTTGATACGAATTTAATTCTACCAAAGATTGAACGTCATGTCCAGCTAGTACCATATCATTTATGTCCTTTTGCTTAATGTTTGTTGGCCAAATCACTACCTTATCTCCGTCGTCGATTCTTCTATTAAGTTTGTTGACGATTTCTCTGTTACGAGGTTCGTTATCATAAACCCAAATATGATCGCTCCAATAATCCTTCCGAATATCAACGTCAGACCCAGCCATCGCAATGGAATTGCCCAAGAACGTTGCGTCGAATGGTCCTTCAACGATGTAGACTGTTTTGTTGTAATCAATTTTGTCAAGTCCATAAATCTTCTTAGAGTTTTCATCTAACATGATAGTAATATAACGCATCCTATCGTTAGGAATTAAAGATCTCCCTTGGAATCCAAACCATTTTTTATTGACATCAATAAAGGGAATGATTATCCTAGGATGATCTTTTTTTATGTCAGTAAATGTATACTTTTGTGTGTTTGCCCACGTACAAAATTCATCAGTGTAATAGAACAATGATGGATCTAATTGACGACTAAGAAGATACTCATATGCTGGATGTTTTTTATTTAGGGAATCACATCTCTGCAATCCTTCAATGTTATTCTTCCTTGGAAAGGTAGGTCTTGGTCTAACAAATGTCTTAGGACTTGCTGTATTAGTATACTTACCTGTAAGACCTGACTTATATCTCTCCATGACATATTCGTCATAGACATCACTAGCCTGTTCCTTAAGAAAATTACCAAAAGATCTTCCTACTCCACAATTGTGGCACTTAAAAACGAGACCACTCTTCTTTGTGAAGAAATAACCTCGTGTTTTATTCTTATACTTCTGTGAATCCCCACAATAGGGACACCTAAAAGTATAAACTCCGTTACGAACTTGTTTAAACTTGTCCAGTCTAGCTGAAACCAAGTTCGCATAATGGCTGTCAATCACCCAATCGACCTAGTAATCTCACTCTGTATGATACTTGAAGAAGATTGAGATGTCAAGTTCTTGAGGACCGCTTGTCCGACTGGACTAACGAGGAAAGATATAACAGCAATAGAACCAGCGATAGTCCACATTTTCTTTTCCATGACTCGAAGACGGTCATCGACTTTTCTGATGTCTCTTTCACAACCTTTCTTTATCTCCTCTGCTCTACGATTTACCTCACGATGAACTGACTCCACCTTCTCAAACAATACAGCATCTATTCTATCTTGCTTATCCAACTTCTCATTATGGACAGCAAGAAGTTGTCCCATCTTGACAGAATTGTCTTGAAGGGATTGTACCACCTTTTCCAGGCGTTCCAGAATGGCGGTATTTACATCCATCTATCTAGTCTCGTCTTGCTCTGCTCCAGCACGTGCTTGCTTCTTAAGACTCTGAGTCTTAACTTGCAGTTGCTTTTGCAGTTGCTGTTTCTTTAACTGAATCTTTTTCTTTTCGATTGCAATCTTCTGTTGTGCTTGTTGGTTCTTAAACTTCTGTTCTAATTCTTCATCAACATTCTTCATTGCATTCATCCTCCTATTCATGAAATACTTTGCTGCATTAACAGGAAGAATCCTTTCTATCTCAATACTACTTCTAAGATGAGGCATGATACTCATGCGAAGTTTCATCTTAAGTTCTGCTGGATTGTTAGCAAAGATAATTGTCTCACCAACACCAGGAATCTTTACTTTATATTGAAATAACCTTGAAGGTTTATGATTATCACGAGGACATGTAGTTGCTTCCTTTATCTTCTTTCTCTTCTGTACCTTCTTACGGAACTTCATAACAGGATCGAATCCAGCAACAGGACCTTTGGCATTAGCACTACCGCTAAAACCTCCTGTACCAGCACTCATTGTTGGGGCATCTTCGTTCATATCTGATCAAGTTCTTCTTGTATGTCAGGATCTTCTTCTAAATTAGGGAGCATCCCTACAGGATATTTATTCAAATAAATTAATATAGTTTTTAATATACTCCAGTACTCCCTTTCCAACTTAAAGAAAAGAAGAGGTGTTGCTGCTTCGCCAAATACATTATAAAGTATGACAAGATGATTAATAATAAGGTGGGTTCTTAATGCCCCACCTCTAACGTACCTCTTAAGTAAACGTTTCAAATACTTAAAACGTTTCAGGTCTTCATCAAAATCCTCACGTGTAACACAATGAGGATTTTCATAATGCTTTATGGCGAACAGAATGTATGTTTCATCATTCAGTTCGTCAAATTTCATATGTTATTATGCTGTGACTGTTAAAGTAACTGCTGTTAGACCACTTAGTACCAATGATGCTGCTGTAGAACCATCTGCTGTGTCAGTAATTGTACCACTATTAAGTGAGATGTTTGATCCACCTAATGTTAGTACGTCATCCTCAGCAACAGTTTGTGATGCTACTGTGAAACGCTTCCTGTTTGCAGTTGAACCTGTTGCAGTATAGGTAAGAGTGTGAGGTCCACGACCACTACCTGTACCTTGGTTACCATTAGCGATTACAACTTGAGGTGATCCAGCAACCGTTACCTTCTCATCCCATGTAATCTCAGCAGTGATTGTTCTGCTACCAGCTGCAATAGAAGATTGTACGATACGCATCTTAGTTACAGTAGGTGCTGCAAGAGTTGTTGACAGACCACCAATACATGCTAGAACTTCTGGTTGGGCAGCAGTATTATCATTTCCAGTTGACTTGGAACCAGCTGCTACAACCCATCCACTTGTGTTAGCATAAACGGTTGCCTTATTGTAATCTGAATTTTCATCTTCAGGCAGCCATTTGGGCTTATTAGTTGCCGAAGCTGCGGTTTTTCCCCATAATGGCATGGTAATATATCTCCGAATCTAAATTGAACGTATATTTATTTATTAAAGATAAGCCTTAGAGATGTTAGTAAGAAATCCTACCACCGTAACACCAGCTGCCAAGACTGCTGCTGCTCCGATGACCCATTTCTCTACAACCTTTAATCTCTCACGCAAATCATTCTGCTTCTCCTCAAGACGTTCGATCTTGAGTTGCATAACAGTGATCCGTGTCTCCTGTGAGGCATCAAGTCCTAAGTCGCTCATGATACAAAGTCATCAGCCTTTACTTCTCTCTTACGAATAGCAGTAGCTACTTGACTAAACAACTGATCATCAACATCAGTCTTAGTAGACTTAACTGCTTTAGCAAGTATGGTTAGACAAAGTTCTATTATCCTGTCACCAATGATTGCATCGTCAGGAATCTTTTTAACTGCATCCTTTATAATCTTTGATGCAAATGGTATTAATGCTGAAAACATTTTAAAAAATAACAACTAATCTATATAGTTACTTTTGTATGTTTTCTGATCCTCCTGCATAATCTATATCAGCATGATAATTTTCAGATGCACCAATATGGAATGGATTGTATCTAGCAGTAGCCATTCTATACATCTTCTCATGCATTGTTACTATTTCTTCAGCAGATTTCTCATGGTCTGGTGTTGACTTATGTCGTGAAGCATAAGTATCACTTTCAAACCAATCTTCTGCTGCCTCTTCTTCAGGTCTAGGATTCTCTTCTAATTCAATCATTTTTTCAGGGGGTGCATATCTATTAGTGCCCTTTGCTAAGGGCATAGAATCATGAGGATGTGGTTTACCATCTTCAATCATATTTCTTTTTACCATCCTTAATATATCCACTACCCTTCTTATCATAGAAGCGAATTCCAACTTTCTTCTTAGCTGCTTTAGCAGTAGCCTGAAAGTCTTTAAAGGATATTTTCTTTTTCTTCTTCTTTGCTTCAGCATGAGCTTTTCTGGATTTAGTCAGAAGCTCATGCTTTATTCCTTTGCTCCATTGAGCACTATCTAACTCATTAAGTTCCAAGTCCACGACCTTTCTTGTAGTTATCTTCTCCACCATACCTTGCCATAGTGTCAGTGTATGATTGAGTAGACTTGAACCCTGCCTTCTTTGCTTTAGCAGCATAGGCTTTCTTGTCTTGTGCTCTCTTCAAATACTTACCAGTACCTGATGATGACTTAGCACCTTTCTCTTTCTTCTTTTGTCTGCTACCACCTTGACCAACTACAGCACCATGACCATATTCTTTCCTGATCTTATCAAGAACTACAGACATTGCTGTTGGTTTACCAGATGGTTTCTTAGTACCACCCTTGTCGTAACCCTTCTCTTTCTTAAGACGAGTTGCTTCATTAAATTGTTTGAAAGATATTACACCTTCACCAACAACAGCTTTCTTAGCCTTACCAGCAAACTTAACTGTGTCTTTCACACCTTTCTTGAATCCTTTAGCAAAGACTCTAGCAGGTTGAACTGCTTTCTTATGACGTTTGACACCTTTCTTAATAACATCTCTTACTCTATCACCTACGCTCTTTGACTTAGGTGCTTCTTTCTTAGGTAATGACTTCTGCTTTGCTTTTGTCTTTGCTTTGACTCTATCAGCAGCTTGACTCCTTGCTTTATTAGGACCGTCATATGCCATAGCACCTTTCTGTGTACGTGGTGCTTCCTTTTTCTTTGCCTTAGGTTTTGGTGCTGCTTTTTTAGCAACAGGTTTTGCCTTGGGCTTAGGTGCTGCTTTCTTAGCAACAGGTTTTGCTTTAGGTTCTTCTTTCTTAGGAGAACCGACAACCTTAGTAAGTTGAGATGGTTTCTTTAACCTTGGCTTCTTCTTAGGTTTCTCAGCATACTCTCCAGTCTTCTTTTCCCTTCTCTTTGCTTCAGCAGCAGCATCTTTTGCAATTTGTTTCTTGATAGAACCTTTAGTTCTAACATTCATCTTACGTGCTGCTCTTTCTTCTTCTAAATCAACCTCAACACTTTCTACAGTAGGTTCTTTCTCATCCTTCTCTTCACATTTTTCACATGTACAATCATCAGGATGCTTTGACTTTTCCAAGAGGTCATCCTTTTTAGGATTAATCTTAACTTTCGTTTTCTTTTCAGAAAGATCTTTAAAACTTAACATCACCCCTTCTCCTGCTTCCTCTTAGCAGCACTAGCAGCATAGAATTTAGAAGCTCTTTTCACTTCTTTCTTAGCACCTTCTCTATCTCCAGCAACTGCCTTCTTACCTCTGGCAACATCAGCAGCTTTAGATGCATCTAATAATTTATCAGCAGAGATCTCATCGAGTCTAGCAAGTTCTTCTTCAGAGAATAATCCAGAATCTCTAAGTGACTTCTCAACTTCATCTATTTCATGTTCGATTTCAGTTTCTTCTTTCTTAAACTTACCATCTACTTCACCTTTCTCATACCACTTTCCATCACCATCGTCGTCTTGCCAACGCTTTGGTTTCTTGTCATCCTTAGCCTTCTTTTTCTCCTGCACCTCTTGGTATGCAGTAGTCATATCAGGGAGTTCGTTAAGATTCATCGTGCTAATTTTACCTTATCTTTTTTATTTATCTTGCGAATGAATTCACCAGGAGTCATTGCTCTAACATATCTATCTAAACTATCAGTTCCATACTCACGTTCAGATGGTTGTAACCAACCTTTAACTTCTACTAAGTCCTTTAACCAAGACCTAAAAATATTATCAGACTCATCAATATAGATGAGATAATTGCTACCTCGGCTAACAACCTTACCAATGATCCCTGTGTTGACGTTTTCGACATAAGTTCCTACAGGATACAACCCTTGTTCATAGTATGCTTCACGCAATCCTTTCGGATCCAATTTAGGAGCAATCTCATATAACTGATAGGAAACTTCACTAAAGTCATCAACACATTCCTCAATATTCATTGCACCACGCAATGTATTAAAGAGTTCTTCACAATCTTTTTTGGATAATCCTTGAGGACATCCTTTTTTAAAGGTATCATAATCACCTTCCATAGCAGACTTACGTTGCTTAGATGCAGACATACCTTCTAAACCTTCACCATCAGGATCTCTATCTCCTGCTGAGGTTACTTTAATTTCATCAAATGTATATGCTTGACCATTATATTTCTGTGCTAATGAATTAAATTCACTAACTCTATCACCACCAACTACAAGATTAACTGCACTATATCCTTCAGCATCAAGAGAAGTTAAAACATCAAAGATGGTTTTCATATCATCATTAGATACAATAGCATTAGCATGGTCAGGATATGCTTTATGCATAAACTTAACCTTGGTTGCTGGATCTAAAGGATTCTTTTTATCATCCTGTGTCCTACTAGGATATATTCTATACTCTCCGTTCCTTGCTTCTGATGCTACCTTCTTAATGAGTGCCTCATGCCCTGTAGTTGGTGGATTAAATCTTCCAAATGTAATAGATATTGGACCTTGATCGACCTGACCTTCGCCACCTTCAGTTTCTTCTCCTCCATTAGCAGTCTTCCCAGGTAATTCTTCTTTAGAAAGTTTAACTAACTTCCCATCCTTACTCATGTGAGTTACATTGCCTTGTACGTCAGCATATTTGCCGTATCCTACATGGGTAAGCTGTAATTTTTCTGCCTCTTTAGATGCGAAAGATCTCTGTGCTTCTGATAGAAAAGCTTTAAACTTTTTCATGCGTCCAATTTTTATCTAAGTTGAAGTTTGCTTTACTAAATGTAAGTCTATCTACGATCTTATATGGATTGTCAGAGCAAGTCACATAACCTTCATGGTTAGTAAGTTCATCGTTGATATAACAATCAACATTACCATTAACAACAATCGCATCGAGTAGACGATGTTTCAATTGTGAGATTAAATGCCATACCCTGAAGGTATTTACGTTAACCTCGTACTTATATTTATCAGGTAGAAGATCGTGCATTTCAGATGGACGCGGAACCTCACCTTTTCTAACGAAACTATTAATATGTTTTGCTATTTCTACTTTGTCTGATGGTACTTTAGAACCTACAATAGATGGTAAAATCTTTAAAAGTTCTGTCCAACTTAAAGGTGGAATTACTTCCGCATTATTTGTATCTACCATATAACAATCATCAGAAGATGGTAATGTTACACCAATCTTTGCCTCCGCATCAGGACTTAATTCTGTATACTCTGTATGAGGTGCTACTATAATTCTAGAATAAACTGGACTAGAAAAATGATAGGCAATAGTATTAGGCTGATAAACGCTACCTCCCCCAACGCCAATCCAATCACATTGGATAATACGGTGATACCTAGGCAAATGGCGATAGCAAAGCCTAAGAATATCAGCAACAGCACCTTTATGATTTTTGTCAATGTCTTCTGGTGAATAATTTATCTTTGGTCTTCTCTTATTGAATACTGATTTAGTACCAACAAAGAACTGACCGTTAGTAGGATTTATACCAAACACTATAGCAGGTGCTCCATCCCACTTAACAGATAGTTTCTTTGTACTAATCAGTTCCTTTACAGCACGAAGGGCAACCCTACGACCTGAAAGGATAGAATCTTCTGGGTGTTCTAGGTGCTTGTTTGGCATGAGATCCTTGTCTATACCTGTATTATAGCAGGATTCACCATTAATATATGCTTGCATGGACACTTTATAAGCTGTCTAGAATAACTTATAATACGTAGAAGACTTATCAGTCTGTGAAGAAGCATACAAATACATTTCTTTCATAGCTCTACTTGCTCTTCCAGCACCAAGTCCACACAACCAATCCAATAATCTCAATCCTGATAACTTACTGTACCTCCAAGATGCATCCATAGCATTAATTTTTCCCTTCATTGCTGTAGCATCTGTTGTTTTAATACTGAAATCTTTTGCTTGATATTTCTTTAATAGTGTATAAATTTCATTTGTAATTTTAGTCTTTTTTTCTTTAGATGCATTAGGTTTACAATCACTAAATTTAGGTTCATTTGGTGGAGGACTCCCAAGAGAGTTTGATTTATGTGCAGCAGTAAGAAGATCCCTCATAACTTGTCCTTGAATCTTACCTTGTGCTGCAAACTCTCCTTTCAATTCTAACTTCCAGTCACCAGCATTACTTCCTGCGAAGTTTCTTGCCTGGAAACTTGTATACCTACCTCTAGTTCCATAAAGGAAATAAACATCCATAGCAGAAAAAGAAGTAAGATCCTTTATGGTAAGAGTTTTATTAAAAATAACACCTTGGGCTTTTTTAAGTTGTGCTATTCCAGGTGCATTCATAATTTTAAAATTAACAGACGCTCCAGGTTTAGTTCCAAGTTTCTTTAATGATATTCCAATAAGAGATCTAGGTGTAACATCCTTTCCAGATTTATTTTGAAGACCTCTACTATCAGCTGCCAAAGCAATATAATTATTCAAACAATCAATAGTACCTTCTGAATTTAAATGACCTGTAATTTCC